CATGCATCGAAGGGTGCTTTCAGAAGTCTCTGGAGTGACAGTATTGCTTCTGTTGTGTGTTGCATTTCATCTATTCGGACTAATAGTTCAACGTCAACCCTAGCGTATTCCAAATAAGTTTCAGTGTCCTCAAGCCAAGCCCTTGCGAAGAACTCATTCTTATCGGGGAACTTCTCACTAACGAGTTTCTTCTCACCTAGAACTGTCTCTGCAACATAATCCAATGCCATTGATGGGAGTGTCCCTCTTTGGGCATCGTTCCATTGTCTCTCAAATGCCATATCCAATGGCACACATATCCTACCCTTGATTGGTTGTGATATAGGAGAGTAATTGTGGATGGCTTCTTCATAGCCTGACTTGTTCACGCCTGTTATCTCGTTGAATGGAGACATCAAACGTGGGTCTAAACCGTGAGCCACTACACGTTCAATCAACTTAGGCAAATCGAACTTCCAACCGAACCAAGAGATAAGCATGTCAGGGTCTTTGTCAATCATATCGGCAAGAAACGTAACTAGCATCTTCTTCTCACTAGTGAAGGTTCTATACCTATGGTGTTGAAACTGGTAATCAAGAGCCTCTTGTTGGTTTGGTAACCAATAGTATATTGAGTATGTCTCATCGTAGTTATCATACATAGAGATACAAGTGATAGCCTCATCATGCTCACCGCCTTGCATCCACTCCATATCCCAATACCACTTACGCATCTTGTATTCTGGTATCTCATCAATGCAATCCACTGCATACCTGTAATGGTGTGCAACGTCTGCTTCATATGTCTGCCCTAACTTATCGCGTAGTCTGTAGGAGTATGATGGTCTTGATGGGTTCCATGTTACCTTGACTAAATCCTCACCCTCTAGGTTCTTGTAGTCTCCTTCCTCAGTATTAATCTCTAAGCGAAACCTACCCCACCTATCCTTGAACATCAAGTTCTCTATCTCCGTATAGGGAGAATCCTTCTTGATGAAGAAGTAGGGTGGGAACTCCTTGAAAGATACAACCTTCTCTTCTCTCTCAAGGGTTTCCGGTTTCCTAGTTCGTATTCCTATTCCATCGTTTATTCTACTAATTATCATAATCTCACCTTGTTAGGTAAGGAGCCTTAATCATCATCCTATTTGATGATGAGAACATTATCGGGCTATCGTCCTTCATGTATATCGTCACAGGACCGTGCATGAAACCACTAAAGGGACCAGTGAACTCAACTGTCGATGGGTCACCAATACACTCTAGCAACTCAATCTCAACCTCAACCTTATCAACCTCGGTCTTCTTTGAACTAATGGTGAGTTTATCACCATCATACTCAAACAAGTATCTAGCCACACTGAGAACGTCACACGCCTTTGATGCCTCTATCATGTCTGCTTCCACAGTGCTTAGTTTACATTCGTACTCTGTCTTACCGAATGACACCCCTCCTACAGTTGGAGTGCCTTCTATGGTCGGGCCGGTCAACTGCATCATGTCATAGTTAGTAATCCTCGTAACCATATCCATGTTAGGGTGTGTTAGCACCTTAGACATAGATGCCTTCTTACCTGCGCTACTCATTGTGATGTAGTCATCGGCGGCAAATGTGACATCCCCACTGAACACCTTCAGATGTTTCAACATCGCACTTATCTCAACAACACACATCCCACTCGCATAGGTATCATCACCATGAAACCAGTGGTCTATTCTACAAGCAACAGATGTGCTTGCATTCACTATTTTCAATGGTGTGCTTTCTATTAGCAACACCGCATATTCTGATAATGAACCGTTCTTCGATTCATGTCCATTGTAATACTTACCCTTTAGGTAAACGTCTTCTAAGTAATCTCTTAATTTCTTTGCTTTCATTGTAAATTTCATAACCAACTCTCCTCGTTAGCGGCATCGCAAATCCCATAGTAACTGCATCCAGCACAGGTTCTTGCAAAATACTTCGTTGGGAATATCCCATTCTCATATGAATGAAGTAGTTGGGACATTCCCTTTACCACAGAAGTATAACTCCCTTTCTTCTTGGGTTCCAAATGGATGTAATTAGATGCTGGGTAGTACCAGCCCCAATGTGTGATAGGTATGTTCCTATCTAGTCCATGTTCCCTCAGTGTTTCTTCGGGGCAGTTCTCAAACAACAACTGATAGAAGGCCATTTCCTTCCTCATCATCGTAGTCTTGTAGTCCTTCCAAGCACCAGTCTTCAACTCCATAGGGATGTAGGAACCATCCTCATGAAACATACGGTCAATGATTCCCTGTAGGTGAACAACGTAATCCCTGCTGAGGGGGAACTTCTCGTTGCCATCTGCTTCTATTGTTATCTCAGCATCAAGCATTACCTCATTGACTACTGGTATGAAGTCCTCCATCATTGACTCGGACTTGGCCTCTAGGAAGCGGTTAGCCTCAAAGATAGACATAGCCTCATACATCTCTGTATAGTCATCAATGGGATGTAGGCTCATACAGTAATTCACAAGTTCTGCATGGGAGAGGTTCTCCGCCTTCTTTATGTCGAAGGCGTTGAAGAAATCCTCTCTTGCATTGTGGATTATAGTTCCCTTGACCATCGCCTCAGTTTGGTCTTGAGGCAATTTGTCTATGTAACTGAACTCGTACTTCTTAGGACACCAATTGTAAGAACCGAATGAAGACTTGGTAATCTTCAGTATCGGCTCCTCTGGGTTGTCATAGTTCTCCGGTTGGAACTGATAGGTATATTCTCTCATAGTTCTCCCTTCTTTAATGAAGGAAGACCCGTCCAAACTACCTCACCATTCTTAATCGTCAAAACGGTGTTTCTTGTTCCAATCAGTTCCGGTTTAACCGCACTTGCTTCTATCAGAGCAGTAAATACAGTTTCCGTCTTACTAATCTTCCTTTCCATTCTTATTGTAGAAGTAAAGATGTCCTCTGTTGAATCGTGCCAATTGGCAATGATACCAACGGGGCTACCATCTACATACTTCTCCTTTGAATGGGCAATCACAATCCTATGACAATCCATCTCTAGAATCTTCTTGTGTAAGAAGTTCTTGTATGGTGTGTTCCTATCTCCCCATACGAAAGGCAACTGCTTGATTACCGTATCAGCATCAAGGTTGTGCTTTATCCTCATGTATGTCTCACATACATCAGTGAGGAACTTATCAGCACCATCTATAATCACTGCCTTTAGTTTTCCATTCTCTAGGTGTGACATTGCTTCTTCATAGTGCATCTCTGCATTATGCTTAGTAGCCTTGATATCAACAAGGGTGTCTGGGTGTCTCTCAATGGGATTGAATACAACTAGGTTCTCTGTGTTGTCGTAATGGTTCCTCTTTACGTCAATGAACCTATTGTCATAGTCCCATACAAAGACATACATACCATTCGCTATATCCTCCTCTGTGAGTAGGTCTGCCGCTAAAGCAGATTTGGCGGTTTTGGGTGCGCCCCAAATCCCACAACACAGATAGTTCGTATCTCTGTCTTGTGCCGCCTTTCTCTTAGCGAGATATGCCTCTCTTCCTAATGCGAAAGAGCCTTGTGTCTTTTCAGTCGTTGTTGTTGCTTCATTTGTCTTATTCGTTGTCCACGCCATCTTCATCACCATTTTCATAATGCACCAATCTATTTCCACAGGTGCGTAATATTTCGTTCAAATCATTATACGATACTTTCAGCCTTACTTCCTTACCGGATAGAGTATGGAGTTTAACCCAGAACTCTCCAGTTTCATGATTCTTCTTCCAAGTCACGAAATCAATGTTTCGTGCTGGGATAGAATAACTCCCCCCATGTATCACAGGGTCATCATCAGTGTAGGCACTGATGTGATACGATTTGTAATATCCCTTGCTCATGAGAAAAACCAATCCGTTTCTTCTTCCTCTGTGAACTCAATAGCCTCTGGGCTTCCGCCTCTTGACTTGAGCGCGTGTATTCCTGTGACGTTTATAGTCACGTTCTGTAATACGCCTTCGTTATCAGAGGATTGTGATGTTCTACCAACAACTACCACGTTTGAACCAATCCCGAAATCGATATCCATGTGCGGTGGTATCCAACAAGTAGTACCACTCCATCCATCTCCATCGAAATCGAAGTCAGTGTTCAGGTCATCAAGAGTTAGAATCCTGTTACCATTCTTAGTGGGAGTCATGTTGATACTAGTCACACTACCATCAGTAAACACGAACCTATCCTGATATTTCTTGTTCGCTACAGTGCTATGGAACCTATCAAGGTCGATTAGTGGACTGTAGTTCCCTTCTGAATGTTCCATCAGGGAATCCTGAATAGACACATCAGATACATCTACTTGCCCATCAGCCATCTCATGGTTGTATACGAGAGAAGCAGTGGTCTTGTCTGTCACACCGTGTATCTTCTCACTGTCATTTGAGTTGATGATGCATGTGAAATGCACGAACTCAAACGTCTTCGGATTGAAGTCTACGCTATGTGGTCCCTTGTAGTTGAAGTAGTATTTCCCTAGTGTGCCGTTGACTTCACCCACGAAGACACCTGCTCTACGGAACTCGGACTTAGCCAGTGGCTTTCCGTAGTTCTTGTTTACGAAAGTACCGTACTTCTCTGTTGCATCTAGTGGGACTAGATACCTACCATCGTCTAGTTCTACATGGTTCTCAGGCAACTTACCGAAGACGCGAATTACCTCTTCGCCATCCTTCATCATCTGTCCCTCGTACTTATCTCCCGTCATAGGTGTGAACAATGCAACCTTACCTAGTTCATAGGTAGTGTCTGAATCTCGGTGATAGTCACCTACGATTCTATCTCTTTGTATTGCCATCATGTCCCTAGCCTCGTCTAGAGAGATGAAGAAACCAAATGCTGACTTGAAGAAGTCATCATCGCCAACAGTTGCTGGCCTCTGTTGTGCTAGTTTAGCACCAGAGAAGTATTGTCTCCATAGTCCTCTAGCCAGAAGCGGGTCTTTTGTGACATCAATCTGGTTCTGCGAACAGATATCATTGAACTTGGCTTCGGCCTCCTTTTCGTTCATGCCGAGTATATCGGCGGCTTTTCTTATTTCATTCATTATTGTTTCATCCATTTTTATTCCTTCCTTTTTCTTCTTTCGTTTATGATTTCCAACAGGGCTTCTGCACTAATGACCACACCGGCCAAAATCCAAAAGGTGTCGGAATCTAATTGTAAATACCCTGCCATGTTAAGCAGTGGTAGTAGTATTAGGAGCATTCCTCCTACTAGTATGATTTCATATCTCAGCATTATATGCTTGAAATCATCTATGTCTGTCTTTCCGTCTTTATTAAAATCAAATATTTTTCTCATCTTACCATCTTCTTCTATTATTATTATCCATCATTTTGTATATTGCTCTAATTATCACGAATATGAATAATACCTCAAACCCGCTCATATCATCTGTCCTATCATCCAAGAAGCCAACACTTTAGGAGTCATACTTGAACTCCTCCACTCTGCTTCCCCGACAACACGAAGTAATTTGAACTTTTCATTGCTAGTCATATCTGTCTTTATGATAGTATCATGCAGACCGATGCATACGGTCTTCATCTCTATTGAATCGTAAAGTAAACTATGCACCCTTTCCACCGCTATCGTATATTTATTCTCATTGACTAATTCTAATATTTCTGTGTAAGGTAACAGTTGTTTGTCTATCTGGTTGACGAGGCTCGCTCTGCTAGAAACCGCCGCTTGGAGTTCCGTCAGCCCCCTTCTAACATCTCCATGTAGGGACTCTATGAAGGTTTCTAACTCATCTTCCTTTATGTGGTGTACCTCTTCTGATACTAACACATTAGTCAGTACATGGTGAATGTGGTGACTACCCAAACTCTTGAAAGAATAGTTCGCACATCTAGAAATCAAGGGGTGTATGATTCGGTGTCTATCATTGCAAGTTATGATGAACCTACAATTATCAGAGTACCTTTCCATAATTCTCTTCAATGCATTCTGCGCATCTCTAGTCATACCATCCATCTCATCGAGAAGTATAATCTTGAAAGGCGCGTCACCTATCTTACTAGTAGATGCAATCTCCTTAATCCTAGTTCTAACAGTCTCTAGTTTCCTATCATCTGAAGCGTTGATTTCAAAGAAGTTTGACTTCACATCGTCCCTCAACATATCATTCGCTAGTGATATAGCCGCCGCAGTCTTACCTACTCCCGCTATACCATACAATAGGACATTGGGCATCTCTTGATTCATTACCCAATGTTCCGCGTCCAAAGTGAAATCCATTTGGCCGATAATCTCGTTTAGTTTTCTTGGTCTATATTTTTCTGTCCATAACATTTCTTATTCCTCCTCATCTAATTGTCCTATATACTGCCATTTACCCGTAGCACTCTTTCTACCAGCATTTGGGTAGTATCTAAAATCGGGGTGTATTCTCAACAGACTGGTTAATTGTATGGCAGTAGTACCAGCGTGTTGACTTCTTCTTCCGCTAACTCCAATGTAATTGTTCATGTATCGCATCATTTCTGATTGGAGGAACCGCTCTCTGCCCCTGCTCTTACCGAACTTCACCATTGCGTTCTTCTTGTATGTGTGTTTAATCGGTCCAGCCATTACAACCAAGCCTCCAATGATTCTTGTGGGGCTATAGGAGCATAGCGTTTCTTCCTCTTCTTCTCTCCTAGTTGTAGCATCCTACATTCCGTATTGTCTAATACGGTCTTCGCATATTCTCTAAAGGATTCGTCTTTCAACAAGTCCTTCAATAGGTGAGCATCTGCTCTCCTTAGTTTTAATTTATAGCAAATCTTCGGTAATGTCGAATATGCCTTTCTCTGTGGCATTACCATCTTGCGTTGCATTCTACCATCATGGGAATATGCCAACATCTCATAGAAGTAGTCACTAGACCATCTCCTCTTGACATAGAAGTCAATGAAGGATAGTTTGTTCGGATGAACATTAGGTGCAATCCATGAGAGTATCTGAATATCAGGGGGCTTGCTTATCATTAACATGTCCTTGACCTCTTCCCTGTCAGGGTTCCTTAGATATTCCTTAATCATCGGGAACATGTCGATGTCATAATTGACTGGCTCATCGGACCTCGGTGCTATTTCCCTTATCTCTTCGGCCATAGTCTTCTTAGTAGACC